ATAACGCTCACAAGAATTACTACAAGGATATTGATGTCTGATGACTTTATACGGTGATGCAATCTCAAAGGAAGTAAAGACTGGGATAGGTCAAGGTGCCTATCCTAAGTTCAATGGTATAGGATTCCCCATGGGCAAAAGGGAGTCTAACTATGTTCCAAAAGAGTACGGTAATCAACTGATAAAGTCTCAGATAAAGCAACTCCTGCTGGTAAACAAGGGGGAGCGTGTAATGCTTCCAAATTACGGAATCGGTATTAGATCTTATCTTTTCTCTAATATCACACCTTCTGATCTGGCCGCTATTAAATTAGACATAAGAGACGCCATTGAAAGGTATATCCCCAACGCCACTTTATTAGACCTTGATGTCGAGCTTGCAGAAAACTACAAGTTCTCAGGCATGGACGGATTGATCATCAAGGTTAAGATCAAAGCTAATAAGCTCAACGAGATACTTGATTTTAGCATAGAGCTATGAGTAACATACCCTACACAACAGCAGACACCGACTTCCTGAAGAATCTGGTTGCAGATATCGACAGTAGAGGAGATCTTATTGATTTCACTGCTACCGACTTCGCAACTCTAAGACAAGCCTTAATCGATTACATGAAGCTTGTGTATGGAGAGCAGTACCAAAACTTCTCCGAGTCCGATTTAGGAATGATGTTTACTGAGCTTGTAGCTTATATGGGCTCTGTCATGTCGTACAAAGCGGACATGCTTGCTCATGAAGGTTTCATTAGAACAGCTAAAGATAGAAGAAATGTAAAGAAGCTTCTTGAACTTATAGGAATACGAATGAGAGGTCCCGCTGGTGGAGCAGGTAAGGCAAGAGTTATTGCAGACACTTCACTTACAGGGACCTCTTACGGTATAGCAGCAGAAGACAGAGTTATTACACTGACATCACCTAACGACGGCGCTCCAGTGAACTACACTCTATACACTAATACAGGAGGGGTGTTTGATAACCCTGAAGCTGATGGAGGTATTGTTCTTTTATCCTCTACCGTAGATAACAGTCCTACCAACACAGTATGGACCAACCTATCCTTAGTTGAAGGATCTTTAGCCATAGACTCAGGCACATTTAGAGACCTAGGCATAATTAAAGAAGTGACTCTGGAAGAAGGTCCTGTTGTCGAAGGCAGCATTCAAGTTCTGGTTGACGCTCCTGATTCTGACGCAAGTGGTTACTACACTGAGGTTGAAAGTGTCTACTCAGCATCTTCTAATGCTCACAGGATATTCTCAGTGGCATATGACACGGAGTACAACGCAACCGTAATGTTTGGAGATGGCACTAACGGTGCTGTGCCTCCAACAAACTCCACTTACACAATATACTATAGAGTCGGTGGAGGAGAAAGAGGTAACGCTCCTAGAAGCTTTATCAATACCACCATCGCTACGGTAGAAGGTCCTAACTTAACCCTAGAGAATATTGCCGCCATTACAGGTGGAACGGATGCTGAAACTGTAGAGCGAGCAAAGAAGTATGGACCACTAGCTTACAAAGCCCAAGAGAGATTGGTAAGCCTAGAGGACTTCAGAACCTTCGCCACTAGATTCGTAGGTCCAACAGGGTCAACAGCGAAAGCAACAGCTTCTGTAAGAAAGGCGTTCTCCTCAGCTAATGTCATTGATGTGTTTGTAGTTGAGAAGGCTAATAACCTACAGCTACAGAAAGCTTCGGTAGCATTCAAAGCTGCACTTCTTGAGGCTATGAACAACAAGAAGATGCTCACAGATGAATTAGTTGTAGTCGATGGTCTTATCAGAACTGTAGACTTAGCTATGACGATATATGTCGATAGATTCTACAGACCTAGAGAGGTGGAGATTATTGAGAAGTCTGCCAGGGCAGCAACAGACTTCTTCTTAGCTGATAACCGAGAGTTTGGAGAAAGAATCTGGCTAGAGGAAATCAACCGAGCAGTGTTCAATACAGTTGATGAAGTAAAGATCTCTAAGATTGATAACATCAGCAACGATATTCAGCTAAACTTCAATGAGATCATTCAGCTAAACAACCTTGTCATAAACATTAGCTATGTATAATTACTTCAAGAGAAACTACTACGATGCTATTGAGAAGATAATTCCTGAGGTTTATCTTGAGGAAGATCTTAAACTAAGTAGCACCACTGAAACTGATCCTATCAGTTTAGTCCTTAGTAGTTTAGCTTTCTATGCAGAAAATGTACAAAGTAATCCAGACTTTAGAGATAACATAATTCCTGTATCAGCAGTAGGCTCGTTTAGTTCTATTCAGGATGCCTCTGCGATGATAAAGTATTTCATCCCAGGAAGTAAGCTGTCTGAGATTAGCCCTTATGATTTTGAGGTAGAGATTTTACAACCTCTAGGTTATTCTTTAAAAGATTACACCACTTCTGCTGATCTGTCCGCTTTTGTAAGTGAAACACTTCTTCCAAAGATAAGATTGAACGGGCATGTTCAAGATGTTCTGTACCAAGATCTTGGAGACTCGACTAATAATAAGTTTGCTGCGGATGCCTCTGGAACTCATGAGTACCTAGGAAACTCTCTAGGCTTATTTTACTTCTTAAACTACAACTCGCCTAATGCTACAACAAAGCCTTACAAGTTCTTAGAGGAGGATCTTGTAAGAGCGTTGTCTACAGGCCAGAGCCTTACGACATATGACGCAATCCGTTCCTTGGTAAAAACCTTTTGGTACAACTACGACTTTGTAGAAAGTGTAGGCCACGGAAAGCTGGTCCCAGATAGGTTCCTTTCAGGAACAGGGTTCATTACGAGTGGAACGCAAAGCTTAGATAGGTTATTGACGGCTGTAGACATTATATATAAAGATTCTAGTTTAGCTGACCAAGACGATTACTATAAGGATGCCATAAATGAGTATCTAACTAACGGCAGTTTACCTAGCGAAGATCACAAGAAAGGACCGTTTGCTAGATTTATGAGAGGTGTGTCTTATATGATGGCTGATATTGATAGCTTCAATGTCAAGCTAAAGACCGCTAAATTCATAGATGAATGTCCAGAGGAACTCCTTCCATATCTAGGAGATCTTATTGGGTGGAAGTTTTACGGTAGCAACACTTCATCATACAGAAGGCAGCTAAGAAACGCTGCTGAGATTTACAGGAAGAAGGGAACTAAGGCTGGGCTAGTACAAGCATTCAATACAGTAATTCCTGGCGCTCAGGTTGATATGAGTGGATCGATATCTGAGATGTACGAGTCTTATCTTCCCAACATGATGTACTACCTTCTCCTAACGGAGTCTTCATTGTTGAAGGATCTTGTAAGCTGGACATTTGATGAAGCTATTAGATTTACTGAAGGTGAATACAACTCAGAAGATAGAGAATTAAACGCTAGATTTGTAGTAGACCATATTCTTCTTAGAGCGTATCATCAGTTCCCTGACCTTTTCTATGTCAGAGGGTATAAGTTTGATTTAAGCGACCCAGACTTTATATTCCATTACAGAGGAAGAGACTTCCCAATGCCACCATGGGAAGAAGAAAAGTTTTATGTGGACTGCGAGATAAACGATGATCTTGTTCAGTTCTTCAGAGATGAGCTTGTATGTTTAGGTGTTGATGAGTATTACGCGGACTACTTTCAAGAGTACGCACTAGAAAGTACAATCAAAGGGTGGGTTCCCACTAGGAACTATGAGAACGGTTTCATGTTCTTTACTACTAGTGCAGTGAAACCTCCAAACTATGAAAGACTTACTAAGTACGGGAACTATGAGGACATGTCTTACATGACCTTGTGGAATGGTAAGTCCTCTCATTTCGACATTACTCTATCAGGATCTAGCTTTACTAAGTCTAACATCCTAAACAATATAAATTATGCGGATGAGGACTTCTTCGGAGCGTTGGCTGTTATTAGAGATTACAGCCCAGCCAAAGCTGTGCCTAGAGTTCACTTTGACCTAAGTGCTGTTGAGTATGCAAACTCTGCTGACTACTTATATCCAAAGCTTAAGAATGTACCAACCGATCTTCCTGTAAGCGGTGCGTTAGCTGGTTATGCTGCTTCCAGCATTAACATGAGGCAGAAGGCTTGGGAACTTATAGGGTCTTCAACAGTGCCTGGGTTCGCAAACATTGATGGAACTGCTGAAGAGGACTTAACCAAAACACATATAAATCACTTTGATCTTCCTACTTTTAGAAGGGCTCAACAAGATTACTGGGATAACAAGAATTTAAAAGGCTGTATAGATGTTGAGATAAATGCGTTAAGTGGAGGACCTCTTGCATTAAACTGGACAAGGGATGATTCTTCACCAAGCACTTCCTCAAGAAAGCATTTAAGAAGAAGAGGCTTTGATAAGAAGCTAGATCAGTTTGAAGATTACAACAGAGAAGGTGATCACATGCCCACCTTCTACCTTTCATTGAGCGGTAGAGACTACTACGAACCTTACAAGATGACAGGTCTCTATGCTGATGCAAGTCAGCACTACGAGCCACAGTTTATAGTTCTAGGATTCAACAAGAACTACTACAGGTTTACCGATGTAGACTTCCTTAATCTAGAGGGAACTGTTTGGGACAAGTGTGAAAATATTAGATCAGATAGCAGGTTCAATGGCATAGAAACCTCTGCAACCTATGAGGTAAGAGGACCGGAGAATTGGGACACCAGCGCCATTGATGCAGAGCGTGAGCACTTCTTCGTAGACAGGAGTAACAACTCAGAAATCAAGTCTATGTTCTTCAAGTATATCGACAAGAAGCTTGAAGGAGAAGCAAAGGTTATTCTTGAGAACAACCCAGGATTCTACAAAAACTCAACAGGCTACGATAGAGTTACTTCACTTAAGAATGATTTGTGGACTGACAGAAATAACCACTCCGAGTATTACGACTTCAGCTACAATACTTGGAAACCTTCATGTAGAGATGAGTGGCACTCATTCCACAAACTATACGATCACTACATGAGGGATTTCAACTACCACAACATAGCTGACAATGAGCTAAGTTCTCTAAACTCAGGTGGACCTAGTGTCATCTCTCATGCATACGGACCTATATTCTTCAATGGGAAAATAGCACTGAGCGGAGACCTAGACTCCAGTAATATCTCCACATCGGTAAATGATGAGAAAGAACTTTCGGTAAGTGCGTTTGGCTCAAAAGTTTTAGCGGATAGAGACAGTCACTTAATACCTGGGAACTACAATGAGGAAAGAGTGTTCGGAGGCTTCAGTGGAATAGAGCTTATAGATAGAAGATTTACTTCTACAGACACCACCCTGAATAAGTTTTCGTTGTTTGAGCTTGATGATACGGTTAATAGAATATCTGAGCCTAACTTTTTGATAAACAAGAAGTGCCTGACGATGAAATCTTTTGAGAGGTTCCCTAGATTAAAGTTCTCTTGTGGTCCTAACTCAAAACAAGGTGGTGTAGCTAGTTTCTACGGACCTACTGTTAATTTTTTATTGCCTGAGCATGATTTCTCTGTAGAGGTAAGCTCTCAGTTCTTGCAGGAGTTTGGATTGAAGTCTGGAAACGGTAGTGTTTCTGTATGGATACATACAATGCCTGAATTTGACAGTGCAGGGAAGAGTGTGTTTTGGAACTATATGCCAGACGGAACTTGGAAAATGTTCGACACCTCCGCAGTTCATGGTCAAGGAGAGAATCAGGTAAGAGATGATCTCTGCTTTACCAAGCATATAGAACAAGGAGCCGTGACTCAGGATCCTTGTTATGAGGACGAGGACTCACCTAAAGCGGTTCTAATGTCTGTTCAAGAGGAGGATATGGATGTATTCAAATTATCCTTTAACACTAGAAACAGACCTATTGCCTGCCCATTAAATTATTATCAAAAATATCAACAGGTTCATAGAAAGAATCAAACTTATATTGTTGAGGTATTCCCTTCTATAAGTTCTGATAAAGATAGGTTCTTCTTATTTACGGGAATGTCTGTAAAGGACATGAATCTAAACAGATCTTGTTTTGTCAACCACTACTTTGAGATGGAGGACTATGACAGATCGAAGAATCTTACAACAGAGGCTTTAGAATTCATAAGACCTGATAATACAAAAGTCCCATTCAATACAGTCTTACAAATAGATTCAAGCGGGTATGTTTATGAGGGAGACACTGTTCTCACAACGGCATATTCTAACTCTATAAATACTTGGCTACTATATCCAAAGCTTTACAAGAATGTAAATGCCTTCACTAGGGGGGTGTTCGTTGACAAGGATGACATCGTAAACTACACGGGAGACCAGAAGTATGTCGGGGTATTCAAGCAGAGATCCGAGGACTCATTCACACCCTCCTCTCTAGTTATTGAAGGGTCTTCTCTAGGATCGTATATAATAAAGAAAGGTGAATCTCATGAGGAGGTCGAACCTAGAGATACCCTAGCATTCTTCAGATACTTTAGATCCTTGAGTTACGATGACCAGTCCAGAGACAATACTCTTTCAAATCATGTTCACGACCTTTCTGGAGGGTCTAGATTTAACTACAGGGAGATGCCTGCGTCACTAACTCATGCTGCTGACGGGGGAACAGAGTACGCAGATCACAAGAGGTATTCAGAACTAAATCTTATAAACTGATGAAAGGGGAAGTACAAGTATTTGCCATCCATGATGGAGAAGAGAGGTTAGTCTCTAAATCATCCAATCTTATATTGGATGGAATGGGAGAGCTAATAGCTGATTTCATGTCCATGCCTTCCTCTATAACTAATGATTCCGCTGGGGGTCCTGAGGTAGCCGAGGGTTTATACAATAAGTATATCTACAGGAAGCAATTACTTGAGGTTTCCAACTACAACATAGGTGCCATATCTTTTGGAAAAGGAACTTTAGGATATACTGAAAACTCTCACAAGATAGACAATGTAAACCTTCTGGGAAAGAGCGAAGATATTCAGAACAATGCTGCTAATGCATATAATGATGGGGTATGGGCTGCGTTAACATCTTCTGTAAGTGTAAGAACAGTTACAGAAGAGATAGCACCTGATCTTAGTAGCACAGTTACAAAAGTTACTGTCCTATCTGCATCCTTAAATCCATACGATAGAAGAATATCTCAGAAGTGTGCGTCACACCATGAGGTAAGCCCAGAGCTAGACTCTTACATCTTCTCCGTAGATCTAAAGTTTAACTTCGATGATTTTCATTCTACAGCTACATCGGGAGGTGTAGACAGTCCTTATTATAAAAATAGATTCTCCACTATCGGGATAGGACAAGTTCTTAGTAGTGTTGAAGTGAGTAGCACTTCCGCTGAGTATATAAACGAGAAGTTCCTGGTAATTAGATGGGACACAAGTGGCAAAGGGCACATATTAACAAAAGAAGAAGACCCAACCTCAGACTTCAACTTCGGTTATTTGAAAGAGTTAGGAGACGGTTGGTACAGAGCTTCCGTTATACTGGACCCTAGACATAATCATGAGAATGCTTTTGGTCT